GCGGTATCCAACTAGAAAAACAATACAGGTCTCCTGTTGCACTTTTGTATCTTGCTTCTGGCATGTTGTAAGGTGTATTTTGTGTTTTTAACTGTTGAGGTATATGCATAGCACTTTGATCATTCCTCTCAAAAACAATATCACCTTGATCTAAATCTTTATCTGCTTCTAAGTAATAAACTCCGCTGAACAATGCACCCATTATGCCTGCATGATGTATATGTGTATGTGATGGATTTTCAACTCCGGGCGGATTTTTGTTTACCCATATGTTATATAACTGTACCGGACGAAATCCAATTTCTTCGCATATCTTTGCGTAAACTTCGTCTAAGAGTTTGACCATATCTACTACAGCTTCACATTCTTCTAGTACAAAATCAACACTAGACCAAGGACGATCATCGCCAAGTAGTCTATCATTATCCCATTTGTCTTTTATTTTGTAGTCACTATATGCTTTGAGTGCTTGGTTGTCAACATCTAGTTGTCCAGTCCATACATAATTAGGAAACCATAAATCTCTGCCATCAATCATACTAATGTACTCCATTTCTTAAGTTTTTGTTTCTTATACTCAACTCTTTTTTGTAGATCATCCCACTTGACTACATCATTGTCAACCATCAAACCTATCATACATAATACATCACCAACTTCTTCAGTGAGTTTCTGTAACTGTTCTTTATCGGCTTGATCAAGTGTTTTATATTTTCGCATCATTTTTGAACAACGTTGTGTAAGTTCTCCACATTCTTCCATTGTGATACACATTAATTGTTGTAAATGGTTTATAGGACTATTTTTCAACATGTCTACTCCCGTCAAATACGCATACAAAATATAATTCTTCGTGCATGCCTGCGTGTACACGATGATATACACCATCTTCAATTAGTATTACATCGCCTGGCTCAACCTTAATCATTTCTTCACCAAGTTCCATTTTACCTGTGCCTTCAATAAAGTAATATACTTCTTCTTGTCCGGCATGTGAATGACCACTTGTTGATTTACGTGACTGTAATCGTGTACTACTTACAATAAGATTATTTAGGTCTGTATTATCTTTAACAATATATCGTTCGTCTTGTTTAACAATTTTACCGCCTATATCATTTATATTGACTTTCATATTATTCCCCAAATTCAAATAAACTTCCAAATGTTGTGTTTTGCTTTGTATCCTCTAACGGATAGTTAAGCACACCAATCAAGTTGTCTAGTTTGTTATCAATAATAGTTTCTGCCATTGCCGCATCGTCAAATGGCAGTTCTTTGAACCAATCAGGAATACGTAGTTCGTCTGTTGGATACGCAACACTTGTATAACCTAATGGATTTTGTTTTAGTTTACAAACAATAACTTTCATACCATCTACAATCTCTTGCGAATACTTGTCACCATTCATACGTTTTAGTGTATTCCAATTAATACTTGCTCTTACATGACCAGGCATGTTTGCTTTACCTTGCTTTTCTTCAAGACGTTGATAGTGTCCGATCTTGTTTGCACGTTTAGGTGAACCTTTCTCCCAACCAGGGCGTTCACTAAACTCCTTACGGAATTCTGTAATACGATCTAACACTTCTTTCTGTGGAACATCAGTAAGTACCATAAGTAATAGCTCACTTAAGAATTGTTGCATAAACACCGGAGTATCTGATCTACGCAAGTCTAAGCCCATTGCTTTTACTTTGCCTACTTTACCATCTGTATCACTTCTGAAGCCTTCAATGTCATATACTAATGCCGCATAACGTTTCTTAGTAATAAACAATCCGCTTTCAGCAACGATTTCTCTACCTGCTGCAATTACATCACTACGTGACTTTGGACAATGAAATGCTTCTAACATAAACTTTGGAAATGTTTCGTTAGCAGCTTCGCACACTTGGTCATAAAGTGTAATTACATTATCTTTATCCCACGGAAGTTGTCCTGCATCAATTTGTTCTTTAAGTGTAGGATATCCACTAAAGTAACAAGAGTCAGTATCACCATATATCATTGCTTCGCCTACATGATCATATGTACCTGTAATAACTTTGTTTACTTCTGCACTCATATGCTTAACAATAGTACGTCCTGTTAGCGTTGTAGACTGACCGATACGTTTATCAAAGAATCTACAGCCTGGATTAAGAATAGCACCGTATAAACTGTTCAAGTTAATCTTCTTAACCAGCTGTCGTTTATCCCAGTATTCGATCTCTACAGCATTGCCTGCGTCTTTTGCTTTTTTAAGATGTGCTTGTAGTTCTTTACGTTCACTATACCAACGCTTTAAGATACCTGGAATAACACCTTCAAACTCTGTTGTAAAGATTGTACCATTTGAACTAAGCATCCAAGGCTGATTACTATCAAATATTACTTTGTATATTTCAGCACCTGACAGTACATCACTGCCGCCAGATTCCCAGTCAATTGTAAGTGAAATGTCCCTGCGTTGTTCCATGACTGCTTCATATTCTTCAGTACTAAAGCGTCCTTCCCAACTACCTGCAAAGGATTTCTTCTTTAGCCCCATGTCTTCTGTTACACGGTTATCTGAAATTTCAGGACGTATTTGTCCGATAATAGTTTCAGGCGCCATGTTCAATGCACGAATTACACTTGGATATAGTGAATTCAAATCCATTGAGCCAATCCATTTGTGCAAACCTTTTTTAGGAAATGCTACATAAGCACCTGCAGCTTGAGTGTTCTCGTCGTCATATCTTTTACGATTAGGAACTTGTAATCCTCTATTCCATGCTTCGTTTACAATCGCTTGCTCTGTAACAGCCACAGCACCCATAGTGGTCTGTAGCAAAACAGTATTTGCATGAGCTAGTTCGTTACTAAGATCAATGAATCTTAGCTTTTTGTCCAGCTTGTCCAGTAGTGCGGTATCTTGTATGTTGTATTCAATGAACTTTCTAAAGTCATTGTTGTACAGTTGATCCAAAGTACCTTCATAAGGTACCTTATTCTCTCCAACTTCAACCTCGCCAATTGCATCAAGTCTGTAAGTGTGTCTTTCTTCATATGTGTATTTACGATATAAATTCAAACTATCTAAATGTACTCTACCTATTAGGTCAAAGGTAACAGCTGATTTACCAAACTTTTCATATTCTCTTTTTTTAGGCAACTGTCCCCACAAACAAAAACGTCTAGTGTCATCTTTGCTTAGTACACGACTAGTTCTGTTTACAGTATACGGAATATCATATCCTTCACTGTTCCAACCTGATAAAATATCAGCGTCTTCAATTAGTGTTAAGAAAGTGTCAATCATTTCACCTTCTTTTTCAAATAACATTACATTATCAATACCTTCAAGTGTTTTCTTTGCTTCGTCCATTGTAAGCGTCTTAGGCGGAACAGCAAGACACACCATTGTCTCTAGCCATTGCAAATATACACTTATACTTGTAATAGGCATAAACGGATCACTTGGATCAGCAAAGCCACGCTCTGGATCAAAGTCAGTCTCAATATCAAAAAACGCAATGTTTAGTTTAGGTGCATCTTGGTTAAGATAGTTTTCACTCAAACATTGGAAGATAGGATTAATGTCGCTTTCAAACAAGTTCTTGCCTTTGTTAATAGCAACTTCTTTACGAAAGTCTTTTGTGTTTTTACATACAATTCTTGTAAGTGGATCACCATAAACACTTTTATACTTGCCTCTAGGATCTTCATAATAAAATGTATATTTGGATTGGTATTCGTGATAATGCCTCTTGCCGTCTTTGCGCTCTACTACACGAATAATATCTTGATCTCTGTCAAAATGTGCATCTACATAACTCATTTTTTATTCCTGTCTAACCATTTTTTTGTTTTTCTATAAAATCCGTCAAAAGTAAAGTGATGCTTCATAAGACTTCGCCATTCTTCTTCTGGTACCCATTTTGTTTCTAATTCTATTTTAACATCGTGTTGTAAAGGAGTCAAGTATGCAATTACATTCCCTGCTTCGAGTGTTATTTCACTCGGTCCTAAAGAAGGTGCTATAAACATATTAACTGCTGTTGCTGATTGGTACGCAAAATTTAATTCGCCTGGTAGTAAATTAAATCGTCCTAATTGTTCTGTATGATGCCAACTTGGATTATGCATTAAAAAAGGAATATCTCTGCAAGGACCTTCTGCTGTAACTAGCCACGGACTCATTAATTTTACATGTGTATAACCTTTAAAAGCACTGTTCCATTGATCAGGATGATGTTGTTGAACAAAATGTTGTTCTTCGCCTTTAGGAACTCCTGGTACATCAACATCAATAATTTGGCCTTTATCGTATTTGATACGTATGTCTTGCCATAGTGGAATATTAATTGTATTTTTAAATAAGTCGACCATTCCGGGACAACTATTCATATTCGGAAATAATTTATCTTTTGAAACTTTTAAAGTTTTAAACCAGTCTGGAACAAGTTGTCCTGCTAGTTTTGGGGGAAACATATCTATCAATTGTTGTGTGTGATAGGTATGAAAAGTCAATTTGACTTTCTTTTCTTTTTTAAACATTCATTCTCCGTTGCTTATGGCCAACTTAACCTTAATCATGCCTGGCAATTGCCATTGGCGTTAGTATTACTTATTACAGAATAAGTCCTGCAACATAAATTACGGTTAATCCTGCGTTAAGAACAATAAGACTACGTTCTTTCCATAGAATACCTATCAATACCCATAGTGAATTACTTGCAATAAATGCATAAATGTACCATGGGTATATATTAAATGCGGCCATTGTTGCCGCGACCAATAAACATGCTGTACTAAACCATGCTAGTGGTTGATAGGGTTTTACCACCATAGTGCTGCAACCCCATATCCAAATACATTAATAACAGCAAAGTAACCTGTTAGTAACATTACCCATGCCGCGCCTCTGCGAACAGCCGCGTAGCATTGTGTAACCGATCCTACAAAGAAGAACGGATATATAATTAGCATGTTTGGGTCTTTAGCATTAAATGCCAAAGTCAAACTTGCCATAACTGTAAATATAAAGCTGACAAGTTCAAATGCAAATGCAATTTTGTCGCTTTTATAACTGTTGATCCAAAAGTCTTTAATTTTTTGCACTACTTGTCCTTGCCGACTGTAACAACTAGTGTTTCTAAATCGTCAAACTCGTCATATACACGAGCCCAATCACCTTTCTGTGCAATCTTAATAGCTTTGTTAATTAATCCTGGTTTAATATCTAATTCTTCTGCTACTGCTTTTACAGTATCTTTCAAACCTGCATTTAGATCTTCGATCTCTTGCAACACTGTAACACCTTCGTTAACAAGACGTTCTAGTTTTGCTTTTTCTTCTGCACCATAGGTACGTTCACTCATAATTTACTCCTTGTAATTTAAGTATATTATACGTTATTTTTTAGGGTTTGTCAAGTATTATTTTTGCTTTTTTTCGTCAAGCATTTTAAGAAGCTGATCTTTGATAGATTCGTTCTTTTTGGCGTTTTTGGTTGCTGTAGCATACATTACTGCTTCTGCATCTTTGCCATAGCGATCCTTGAAATCGCTTTTATTCTTTTTCATACCTTTTACGATACGTTCTTTTTCTTTTGTTTCGGGCTTTGTAAGTTCACGCTCTTGTATAGATTCTTGCATGCTGTTTGAAGCTGCATTTGCCGCTTTTTTAATTTCTGATTCGTCTGCTTCGGGCATCACTGCTTTAATAGCACGGTATATTGCTTTGTATAATTCGCCTGTTGGACTAAATCCGATTTTCTTAGCAATACTTCCTTGTCCAAAACTATTATCTATAGCCTTTGTAAAAGCATCGTCATCTTCGCCTACTAGCTTATTTCTAGCAGGGTGTGGAGATTCGTTTCCGCCTGGTTTGCTACTTTTAGTAAATTTATCTTTGCCTTTAAGTTGACCAGCACTACCTGTTTGTTGTGTTTCGTTTAATGTAATACCTGCTAATTTAGCAAAGTCAGACATGCTATACTCTTTGTCCATTTGTAATGAACCTTGTTGTACTTCTGCACTCTCTTGTACTACTGTAGGAGTTTCAACTGGTGTTGTATTGCCTGCCATTGCAAGTAAGGCTTTTTTATCTGCTTCGGGATTAGAAGGAAATAGTTCCTTCATCCTTGCACTCATTTCATAAAAATCACTCATGATCTATCAGCTCTTCTAGTTAACACATGGTTAATTGCTTTGTCTATATCAAGTGGTTTAATATCAGGAAACTTTTTCGACATTCGACGTTTTGTTCCTTGTGTGCCATATCTGTTTAGAGCTTTTTCAACCCACGGAATATATTCTTCTTCCATTTCTTTACCAGACCAATCTAGGAAATCAAGAAATCCTTCGTTTGTATCTGCTTGTTGGAAATATTGTAAAAATTCTTTGTGGTTCTTGTGCATCGCTGCAACATCAGGGTTCTTAAGGTAAATGTTCAACCAGCCTTTGTATTCGGGACTATCGCCGATTGTTTTTTCTTTCTTTTTGAAAAAGTCAAATATGCCTTCAGAAACTCTCATTTTACATCTTCACGCAGTTATCTACTGTTTTGCCACCTTTTTTCTTGGTGCCCATACGCTTGTAGCCTTTCCAGCATACTTTGCCGTCAACGCCTTTTTGCTTTTCTTCGTCAAGTGTTGTGTAACTTGGCTTGCCACACTCAGAACATAATGATTGAGATTCAGCAAGTTTGCCTGCTACTTTTGCTTCTAATGATTCTAAGTATGATTCTTCAGTCATTGTCTTAGAACGTTTCATGACATTTTTTGCGCTCTTAGATTCAGCAAATTTCATGTCGTAATCCATAGCATGGTATACTGATCCAATATAATCTGCTGCTTTTGTAATTTTTGATTGTTGCCAACCTTCAATGCCTTCAGCTTCACTTACTGTTTTAAGCATATCGTGTAGTTTAATAGCATATTTTGCAATCTTATACAGGTCCGCTCGTGCCATTTGTACTTCGTGGTCACGTTCAGCTGCATGTGCTAGATCGCCTAAGCCGCCTTCTTTAAGTTTTTTAGTCATAATTATCTCCGAATACTTTAATAGTAGTATTTATGCTTGTTTCTTTTTCTTTGACTTCTTTTTGCCGCCGAGTAAATTGCCATATTCTAGTCCGTTTTTCATTGTACCGTCTGCATTGTACATAGTTCTACTCTGCGTAGTGCCAACATTTCCTACCACTGTAGCAACACTTGAAGCACCCATTCCTGATGCTGTTTCACCCACATCTTGTCTACCAGCGCCACCATATTTTACAGCCAATTTTTTACTGTCATTTGCCATTTTTTGTAGTGCCGGCATTTGTGCCATCATTTCATCATATGCTTTTTGCATTTGCGGTAACTCATTAGGGCCATAACTTCCATCATCAATACCTTTTTTGATTGCAGCGGTAAATGTTTGGAAGAACTTTAATACCATACCACCCATATCCATAGCAGCTGCTTGGTTTGCCATATTTTGCATTATAGGAATAGTTTTATTAGGATCTACGTCACCTGTTTTAGACATTGCCTTTAACTGTTGTGCATCTTGCTTTAACTTTGCCAACGTTTGTTTATCAGGCATTGCTTCTTTTATTACCTCATATATCTTCATTATGATCTCCCACTTTTCATATTAGCACACCAGTGGTACATTTTAGCACGTTCACCGCTTGCCTTTTTAGCTTTTTTACGTAGTTCAGTTACACTACCATTACAACTAGCACCTGAACGCTTTACACGCCCTGGTCTGCTTTTGCCTTTTTTCTTACCGTCAGCAAAATTTTCTACTGTTTTCTTTTTTCCAAACAATCTTTGCAGCAATGTTTTTGCAGCATTTTCGGGTTCATCAGGTGTTGGGTTGGTTAAAGTATACGCCACAAGTCCGGGTTTGACATTAGCATTAACTTCGATGTCCCATTCAGACTTGTCTCCCCACATCTTTAAAAATCTTTTATAAAGTCTTGATCTATTACCGTCTTCTTTATTTGCATAGAAAGTTATTTTTCTAGCACTAGTTTTGTCTAATTGCTTCCACCATTCTAACATAGCGGCTTGGAC